TGTTGAAGCCGTTCATCGCGTATTGCACGGCCGGATCGTTTTCGAGACCCTTGACGGCGTCGGTCAGCTGCGCCTTCAGCGAGTCGCGCAGCTGGTTGGCCTTGTGGCCTTCGCCGCCCGCGAAGACGTCCGCGATCTTGCCCATCAGCGGGCCCAGGAGGGCGCCCACACCGGGCAACATGGCGGACACCGCGCCGCCGAGGGCGCCGGCCAACCCGGTCGCGCCACTGAGCGCCTTGTTGAGCTTCTCGCTGAGCTTGAGGCCTATGCGCTGCCCGATGGTGCCGCCGGCCGCCTCGGCCACGCTACCGCCGCCTTCGATAGCCCGGATCATCGAGGCCCCCACATCGGCCCCGAGCGCCTGCATCTTCCGGGAGACTTCCGTGAGGTTGAGATTGACGATCTCGCCCGGCGCCTTGAGCGGCCCGGCCGACGTGCCCATCGGCAACGCCGACAGGTTCGTCTTGAGCTTGTCCTGCCATTCGGCGATCAGGCGGTAGTGTTCCGCGTCGGCCGCGAGGGCGTCCTGCAGCTTCTGCTCCTGCTCGATCCGCAGGTTGAAGTCCGCCGTCATCGATTTGAAGTCTGCCCAATAGTCCTTCGTCGCCTTCGCGGCATCCTTGGCTGCGGCCGCCTGCCCCTTCATCGCGTCGCGGTACATGACGAGCGCGTCTTTCGACAGCCCGAAACGCCGCATCAGGGCATCTTCCGATTCGCCGAGCTTCAACGCGGCGTCAATCTGCCGGCGCGTGTCGGCCGACAGCGCGGCCACGGCCTTGCGCGCCTGCTCGATCGCCGCCGCGTAGTCCTTGACCTGCACGACCGGGCCGCTGTTCATCTCGGCCACGCCAGGGGACGACGGGCGGAAGGCCGCGGCGCTGGCCGCCGTTCGGGCACGCGCCGCGGCCATCTCGGCGCCCATGATGCCGCCGGACAGCGGGCCACTGAACGCCATCGCGCCGCCGGTCAACGTGCCGCCGGCCTTGTTCGCCTCCGACACGACGGTCGAGACGGCATTCGCCACGGACGTCCAGGCGCGCGACAGTTGCTCGGTCAGCGTCAGCTGATGCTCGCCGAGATCCCGCAGCTTGGCGTCCGCGGCCGTCATCGCCGCTTCGTAGAAGGCGAGCTTCTTTTCCTGGTCGGTCAGTTCGTCGACGGTCTTTTTGACTTTTCGGGCGTATTCCTCGTTTGCCTCCCCCACCTTCACCGTGAGGCCGAGGTTGTCGAGGATCATCGGTGACGACCGACCGAGGGCCGTAATCAAGTCGTCGAGCGACTTGGTCGCGTCCTGCCCCATGGCCCGGCCGAGGGTCGTCGCCGCCTTCGACAGCGTGCCCATGGACTGCGCGGTGATCGGCAGGCCGAGGAGCATGGCCTTGTTCGCCGATTGCATCAGATCGACGTTCTCGACCAGGCCCTGCGTGCCGGTGCGCAGGTTCGCAAGCATCGCGGCGCCGTCCTGCCCGATGCCCTTTGTCAGCCGGCCGTAGGACTGCTGGATCGCGTCCAGTTTCAGTCCCTGCTCAGCCATGCGGCCGAACTCGGCCGTGACCTTCGTCAGCGCCTGAGTGCCGAGTCCCCCGATCGCCGTGCCGAGCGCGACGGTCTTCGTGGCCAGCCAGCCCTGAGAGTTGCCGGCACCGGTCGCTGCCGCTTCGACCTTCTTGGTGGCGTCGTAGAGCGCCTGCACGTGCGCCGGGGCCGTCCCGCCGAGGGCCTTGTACTTCTGAATGGCCTCGTCGAGGACCTTATTGACCTGCGCCTGCTCCTTCGCGGTGAGCTTCGTGACGTCGGTGACGTCCTTGAACTTATTCGCGATCGCGCCGGCCTGGGCAATGATCCTCGACCCGTCGAAGGCGTTGCCCATCTTCTGCATTTCTTGCTTGGTCGTCGCGATCAGGCTCACGCTCTCCTTCATCGCCGCCCGCAGCGAGTCGATGTTGGAGAGAACGGGAATCGCGAGCGCGGCCTTCTGCGTCATCAGCTGCCGAGGCCCTTCTCAGCCGCGAGGTCGGCGGCTTCCTGCTCAAGCGCGCGGCGGTACGGACCCTCCTCGAGCGTCGCCGACACGTCGAAGAACGGACGCGGGTCCATGTGCTTGGTGCCCTTGTCGAGAAACCAGGGCAAGCGCCGCACGCCGGACCGGCGGGCGACGACGACGTACCCGCGGCCGTCACGGCTGTCCTCGACCGTGATGCCCTGCACGGTCTTGCCGGTGGCGTCGGGCCCGAGCGCGGCGTCAAGGCGCACGGCCGCCGACCGAGCGATCCGTTCGGCCGTGCGCTTGCCGACGGCCGAGAAGCGCGCCTGCAGCTCGTCGGGGTACGACCGCATGAGGGCGGTGACGGCGTCGCCCTGAAGGTCGAATCGCGTCTCGTCAGCCATCACCCCTCCCCTTCACCGTCGTCATCGTCAGTGGGACCGAAGCGGTCCTTGTGAACGATCCGCATCTCGGTCGTCATCACGAGATCGATCATTGGGCTGCGCGGCAAGTCCGTCTTCTTGTCCGCCGCGTCGACCAGTTGCTTGGCCGACGCGTACGCCAGCGCTTCCATGACCTGCTCAATCCAGCCGTCGGGCGCCAGGCGCCACTCCCGCAACGCCTCGGACGGCAAACAGGAGAAGGTCTGCGTCATGCGCCCGATCGCCAATGCCAGCGGGATCGGCGCCCCCTGTTCCCCGTCGAGCGCGCGGTGGAGCGCCTCTAGCCGTTTCCCCGGGCCGCCTCAGCCTCAGCCGGCGTCAGGAAGAGCGACGGCCGCGACAGCTTCAGCACCGCGCGCGCGATAAAGAGCAACGTGTCCTCGTCCAGGTCGTCGATGGCTTCCGTGTTGACCTCGCGGGGATAGCTCCACGACACGATGCCCTTCGCGCAGAGCGTGGCCTGGTCGTAGCCCGTCAGCGGGTCCGCGGCCGGCGCCGGCACGTCCGTCTCCGGCACAGCCTTCGCGTCGTCGCCGATGCCCTTGAAGGCGTCCAACGTCGCGCGGCCGCCCATCGCCTTGAAGTCCTCAAGGGCCTGCAGCTGCGACGCGCGCGCGGCCTCGCGCAGCTTCTTCGGCGCGAGCTTGCGGATGACGACGGTGCCGCCGTCGTCGTGCGGAATCGTGATGGTGTCCTGAACCAAGGAGGTAAACACAGACATCGGGATCGTCCTTTCAGGGGAACGAGGGCCGGCGCGCGCCCCATGCGCGAGCCGGCGCCCGTTCAGCTGTCAATCAGCGGCTTACGTCCAGGCGGCGAGGGCGGCCTGGCGAATCGTCGCGCGGTAGCGCGTGAGCTTGCCGAACGAGCCGATCACCTCGTAGTCGACGAGGCGCGTCTCAACGGTCATGGTCTTGGAATCCCCGGGCACGGCGGTCAGCGTGCGCGTCGCGCCGTTCGGGTCGGAGTCGGGCGTGCCGAACACCACGTGCGGGCCGGTCGTCGCCGTCGTGTCGAAGAAGCCCTCAACCACGACGTCGTTGAACTTCTGCACGCCGACCGGCGTGTTGCCGACGAAGGCCTGGCCGAACGGGTTGTTCTCCTCGGTCAGTTGCTCGATCTTGATGCCGCCCAGCGTCAGCACGTGCGCCGTCATATTGCGGAGCGAACCGCCGGGCGCGTCGTCGTAACTGATCGCCCACGAACTGCTGCCATATTTGCCGGCCATACAGGGTCATCTCCTCAATGAGTCCTTCGGCGGGCAACGTGCGGCAGACGGGTCTGCGGGACGTCGGCGGACGACGGGGAACGAAACCGAAACTACGGACGCGTCTGAGCGTCCTGGGCGTGCACAGCCCCGCCGTCCTTCTGGCGGTTCACAATCCAGCCTTCGAGCGACTTGCGCGTCGCCGTCGCGTGCCGAAGCGCGTCGCGCAGCGGCGCCGCGTCATCGCCGGCGCCGTCAATCGCGCGCCGAATCTCCCGCTCGACCGCCTGCGCGCGCAAGCACCAGGCGACCAGCGTCCGGTCGTCGATCCTCACGCGTTCCTCGCAATGGCGACGAGCGCCGTGATGGACCCGCTGCCCGTGATGTCTCCGTCCACCGACATATAGCGGTCCACGACGCCGGCGACCGTCTGCCGGTCCGCCGTGGGCGCGGAGGTCACGGTCGTAAACGTCATGAGATCCGCGTAGGTCACGTCATCCGACGAGTCGCGGAGCTTGATGACGGCCTGGCTGAACCCAGAGAAGTCCGTCACCTGCAGATAGCCGACGGCGCCGTTGAGCGAGTTGGCCTTCACGACCGTGCCGCCCGTGCCGGCGCCGCCGCTGCCGGACGTGTTGACCGCAATCGAGAAGCTCGTCGTGTCAATGACCGTGACGGTGCGCTGGCCGTTGATCACGGTGCCGGTGAGCGAGTTGCCCGCAATCCAGATGATCTGGCCGGTCGTATAGCCGTGCGGCACCGTCGTGGTCACCACACAGTTCGCCGCCTTCGAGGCGGACGTGATCGGCACCACCAGCTGATCACCCTGTAGGGTGTAATCCAGCTGCGCGCCGTCCGTCTTCGTGTTCCAGTCGGCTGTTTTGGCCGCCAGTTCCTGCACAATCACGCCGCGGTCCAGCTGCCCTGCCGCCCGGTAGTCGGCGTTCGCCTTGGTGAGCTCCTTGGCGGCCGCCATGACCTCGTACGTGGTTTGAAACTGGCCCTGCAGGCAGAAGATCGGTTCGCCCTTCGCGTTCCCGGAGAAGCCGACGCAGATGATGCGCGGGCTCGCCTGCGGCGTGGACCCCATACCGGCCGACAGCGCGGCGTGGCTGCTGTTCGTCGCGGTGTCGAAGAAGCCGCCCGCCTGCGCGATCGTCACCTCGGACACCCCGACCGGGGTGTGCGCTTCGTTGCTGCTGCCGAGGCCCTCGCTCTGCTCGGTGATCTGCGCGATCTTGTGGCGCAGCTCCTTCAGCTTCATGGCGAGCAGGTTGTACCCGCCCACGAGGAAGACGGCGCTCGGGGATCCGCGTTTGCCGGCCGCCACTACTGGCCCCCTTCCGAGTCAGGCGCGGGCCCGACCAGTTCGACGAAGCCCTTGTCGATCAGCGACGCGAGCAGCTCGGGCGCGAGGTCCGCCGGCACAACATCGCCACCCACGCCGATGATGTTCCCGGCCCGATCGGAGACATGCAACGGCATCCCCGGTCGGCCGGGGTGTTCGGCCTTGATGCGGTAGATCGGGCGAGTGGTGCGCGCCATCAGAACTCCTTCACCGTCGCTGGGTTTCCGCCAGCGTGAACTCATGCCCGCAGACGACACAGACGTCGTGCGGCTCGCCGAAGCCCCCGGACAGATCACGCCGCTCGGGCCCGGCCCCGCATCCGGGGCAGGCTTTTGGCACGGTCGGCCGGCTGGCGAGCGGGCGACCGGCGGCATCGAGCAGCACGGCATCCATCACGATTCCTCAACGAAGAAATGAAAGAAGCTCACAACTTCCACCACCGGCAATCCGAGCATCTCGATCGGCGGCAGGACTTCCGTGTCGTCGTAGACCACCGCGTCGCACATCGTGACGCCCGACAGCGTCAACGGCTGGTCCGTGAACAGGGCCTCGGCCAGCGCCGCGATCCGCTGGCCCTCGAGCACCCCCTGCGCCTGCGTGAACACGTGCAGCCGGAGATCGACCGTGCGCATCTGATGCGTCCCCAGTCCGCCGGCATTCTCCAGCGACAGCTCGTACCAGCCGCAGGGGTACGTCGCGTTCCGCGGCATCCCTGACCACCAGCCGCCAGGCGTCGCCGCTTGCAGGGCCGCGTTCTGCAGCACCGTCATGACCGCCGTCGCGAGAGGTTCCAGCGAGATCGTGGCCATCTACCGCAGCTCCGCGCAGTCGAGCCACACCCACTCGCGCCCGTCGTCGACCGGCAAGAGACCGACGACCTGCAGCGTCTGCGCCGCGGCCCCTGGCGGCCAGGTGGGCGTCCAGGTCACGCGCATCGTCTCTGACAGGTCGGCCCTGGCCCGCGTGCGAAACCGCACACTGACCTCGCTGGCGATCGTCTGCAACTGCATCCGCTCGGAGGCCCGCAGCGGGATCAATTCGGCCCAGAGCGTCAGTGTCGTATCGCGCCACACCGACGGGCGGCCTCCCGTCGCATCGCTCGTGTACGTGGCGGTCACGTGCCCAGACGCCGGGGATGACAGCCCCGCCTCGACGGGATACGTGAAGGCCAGCGTGCTGGTCACGGTGACCCGCACCTTGCCGTTGAAGCCGGTCGGCGTCGCCCCGGCAATCGTCACGTAGTCGCCGGTCACGAACCCGTGCGCGCTCGCACAGGTGGCCGTCGCCGTCGTGCCCGTGGCCGTCAACGACGCCAGCGCCTGATCCGGCGGCGTGTCGTCCTGGACCACCAGCCGCTCGCGCAGCGCCCCGATCGCGGTTCGCACCTACGCCTCGCATCCTGGTAAGACCTGGGTCGGATGACTCTGCCACTGCCAGTAGATCCCGCGGCGGCCGCCGGGCAGTTCAGCCACCCAAACGCCCTTGATCAGATTCTCGCGGTCGGCGTAGAGCGTGGCGGCGTCGAGCAGCATCGCGGCCTTGAGAATCGGGGGCACGTGATTCAGGGTCGCGTCGGCGTTGTGGCCGCAGCGGAACCGAATCGTCACGCAGTTCATCTGCCCGATGGGCGTGGGCCAGACCTTGCCCGCCGGCAACGCGATCCGGCCGCGGCGGGGCTTCTCGCCGGCAGGGGCGCTGACCAGGTAATCGGTAGTGACGGTCAGCGTGCGCACGGTGCCACCGGTGTCCACGTACGTCACGGCCTCGACATCGAGGAGCGGCGGCCGCGGCAACTCGATGAACGGTTCGGACGGGAACCCGTCGAGTTTGAGTTCGTAGGTGACTTCGCGGAGTTGACGGCGCGTGGCGGCCTCGCAGCGTTGACGCACCGCGGGGATCAAGACCTCTTCGATCAGGCCGTTCTCTGCGTACGCCGCGTCGCCCGTCGGCAGCTTGACCTGCAGCTTGACGAGATCGAGATCGAGCGGCTCGACCGCATCGGTGTCGTCATACAGTTCGAGCGCCATTCATCGACCTATCCAGAGGATGACGGTGCCGCCCTTCGCCGCGCCGGCGTTGGCCACGACAAGATCGAGTGTCGCCGTCCCATCCACGAACGGCCGAAAGCTACTATTGACCTTCGGGACGGTGATCGTGGCCGCCGCGTTGCTTAGGTTCGCGCCGGTGCCCGCCAGGTAGTCGACGCTTGCGGCATCCACCAGCGTCAGGTCGTACAGGTCTGACGGCTGGGTCCCGCCTCCGTCTGGGACGAACTTCACCTGCAGGATCTCGCCGCGATTGACCGAAAAAGCGTTGCTGCTGACCGCGCCGCCGGCCGTCGAGACCCAGGCAATGGTGTAGCGCGTGACGCCTCCGCCGACCCCGGCGGACGTCACCGTGACCGTCCCCGCGGCGCGCGGGGACGATCCCGCGAGCAGGAGGCATGCCGTCAGGGCGAGCAGGAGTCGGCGCAGGCGTGCCATGGCTTACGTGGTGGCCCAGGTGCCCTGAATCGCGACGATCCACCAGGTGTCGACACCATCGCTCACCACCGTGACCGAGTCACCCACCGCGTTCGAGGCGGCCGTGTTCTTCAGGTCCTTGGTCGCCGCGACCGTGATGCTCTTCCCGGTGATCTTGTAGGTGGCAGCACCTGGGTCGATGTTGATCTCGCCGTTCGCGTCGCCGCAGACGAACGTGAACATGAGCCCGGCCGTCGTGGGCGCCGGCAGGCTGATGACCTGCGTGGCGCTGCCCTTCGTGCCGATGTACGTCAGCCCGTGCATGGCCGCGGTCAGCGCGTACGTGTCTTCCGTGCTGGTGCGCGCCGCGGGCGGCGTGAAGCTGGAGGCGGACAGGTCCATCGCCGCACCGGCAGCCAGCGTCAGCTTCCGGTTCGCACCATCGACCGTGAAGATGGCATTCCCGGAGGCGTCATAGAAGACGAGATTGCCGTTGACCCACTTCGAGGAAATTTTCTTTGAGGCCATACCGTCTTACTCCCATCGCTGCGCCGTTCAGGCGGCAGCGTTCAGCGTGACGCCGCGGTGGTTCCGACGGCGGGCCGAGGTGTAGGGCGTCGGCGCGAGGGCACCGGCGCGGCCGTCATCTCGGCAACGGGGGTGGGCAGCGGCGGAACGATCGTGGTGATCGCCACCGCCGTGCCCGATCGCAGCGCCGCCAACCCGGCGACAACGCTGTAGTCCCGAACGTGGCCGGCGTAGGCGCCGACCGTCGTGCGCAATCGCATCCGCGCCTACTTGATCGCGGTCGTCGCGGTGCGGCCCTGGTAGCGGGGCTTGCCCACCGCCACCGCTGACGCGAGCAGCACGCTGGCCGCGTTGCTGAGCGAGAGCGTCACCCACGGCTGCCCGTCGGTCACGGCATCCGCGTCGATCTCGATGACGATCATCCGGTGGTCAAATGTGGCCGCCGTGAGCGTCAGGCCGGTCGAAGAGACCGCGACAGGCGCACCGAGAATGTCAGCGCTCGCCGCCTTGAAGTCTCCCCCACCGAAGCGATAGTTGAACGCGACAGCGGTGGTCTTGGTGCCCTCGGTGGCGCCAGTGTTGACAGTGAGAACGGCATCGCCGGTGATCGCGCCGAACGCGATCGCCACCGAGAGGCTGTGCTCACGTCCCATGTGGACGCTGTCGAAGTCGATGCCGGCCTCGTAGTCGGCAGGCTCGAGCACCGGAATGAACTGATGCGTTTCAGAGATACGCGGCATGGTCGGTGTGCTCCTGATTCAGCAGCGGCGAAGGCCTACGTGAGGGTGACGACGGCCGTCACCGTGGCGCCGCCGGACTTCGGCGTCATCGCCGAGTTCCAGTTCAGCTGGCCGTCCACGCGGTAGGTGAAGCGCCACACGGATTCATCCGTGAGGAAGGCCACATGCAGCGAGACCGCCTGGTCGACGCCACCCTTGTCGATCAGGGTGTATTCGCCCAGGTTGGCCAGGATGATGTCGCCCACCGTGCCGAGCGCGGCGTTGTACTCGGTCGTGAGGATGGGCCGCCCGTACAGGGTGGCCGGCGAGTAGCCCTGCGTGCCGTCGGGCCCCACCGAGATGCCGGCGGGGCGGTAGATCGGCGCCAACGCGCCACCGGTGCCGATGGCGATCGAGAGCTGCTCCAGCTCCTGCTCGACGCTCTGGTCGATGATCCAGACCGCCGACTTGCGGAGCGGCGCCCACATCCGCTTCCACATCGCCGAGACGTCCTCGTAGAGGACGCGCGACGCCGTGTTGCGGCTGACAGTGATGGCGGCCCCGCTGTTGAGGATGCCGATCGGCTGGTTCGCGCCGTTGCCGTTGATGATGGCGTCTTCCGTCGCGAAGTTCAGCTCGAGGGGCAGGTTCCGGTCCACGAAGGCCGAGAACGCGGCGGCATCAACAATCAGTTCGTCGGTGCCGTAAACGAACGCGAGCAGCTTCTTCAGCTTCAGTTCCATCGCGCGGAACTTCGGCTTGCCCGCCGAGACGGTCGTGCCCTGACCGATCCAGGTGGAGCTGATCCCGCCGAAGCGGGAGCCGTTGGCGCGGCTGGTCTCATCGACCGCCGGCAGGGTCAGCGCGTTGCCGGTGACGGGCTGGCGCGTGACCAGGCTGAGCAGCTGGCCCGTGTCATACGTGCGCTGCAGGATGACATTGGACCGCTCCGGCGCGATCAGGAAGCCGCCTTCCGACGGGACGTCCGAGTTGGCGCCCGTGGGGCCGGCGAGCATCTTCGCGAGCTTGAGGTCCTCGGTCGTGGCCTCGTGAATGGCGATCTTGCGGACCGCATGCAGCGCTCGCCCGAAGAACGACGGGGACTTGATCAGCTTGTCCTCCGCGCTCTCGCCGACGACCAGGCCGCTCCGCTGGGCCGCCGCCGCGGAAGCCGCGGCATCGGGATCCTGACGCGTGAGGCCCGACGCGCGCTCGGCCTCGTTGGCCGCCTCAGCCGCGCGCAGGAACTCGGCGTTCTCGTCCAGCTGCGTCTGCAGATCTTCGAGCTTCGGCGTGAAGGCCAGGAACGCCGTACGCTCCTCGTCCGTCATCTTCCGCTTCTCGGCCAGGGGCTTCTCGGCGAGCGCCGCCTTCTCCTTGGTCGCCTTGGCGATCTCGGCCCGAAGTTCCGCGTCACGCTGGCGAAGTGCCTTCAATCCCATGATGTCCACTCCTGAAACGGCAAAAGCGCCGCCTGCTAAGGACCCGATCCGCCACACTGGCGAAGGCCCGAAACAGTCGCGGCGCTCTCAGAGCGTCTTGAACTGTGTTGCCGGTCCGGCTCGCTCACTCACCGAGGAGTTCGCACGGACGGCCCTGTGTCAGGAGTCAGGATGGGGCCGATGTCGTCGATCGCGCTTTTTGGGAATACAGCAATTCGCGGAGGATCCGATCGCGGACCAGCTCCGTGAGCGTCGTCCGCCTGGCTTCAGCCAGGCGCAAGAGGGCGTCGTGCATCGGCGCCGGCAGCCGAACGCAGACCGGCAACCGAGGCACCTTCGCCCGCGGGCGCCCGCGGCGCCTCGTCATCGTCGTCACAGCAGCGCGGCGATCAATGCCGCCTCATCATCGACGCCATCGGCGTCCCCCACCTGCGCCTTGGCCTTCGCCACCGCCCCACAGCCGCACCCGTCCCCGCACGTGGCGCAGGCCTCTGGGCAGGCGTCCATCTCACAGGGGCACGCCGGCTCACAATACTCGCAGCGCTCAGGCGCCTCCGGCTCTACCGACGTCGCCGCCGCCGCCACAGGACCAGGAGCGGATAGGGCCATGGTACCGGCGCGGCCCTTCGTCAATTTCCCGAGGATCTGCCCAAACGTCCCCGCCTTGTCGGCCAGGCCGAGCTTGATGGCCGCCGCGCCACGGAACACGCGCCCCTGTCCGAACGACTGCAGGACCTCCGCCTTGGTCACGCCCCGGCCGCGAGCCACCGCCGCATCGAACTCGTCGCCGATCTCATCGACCCGTGCCTGCGTATCCGCGCGCGCCCCCTCCGAGAGCGGCTCGTACGGATTCCCCTCGGTCTTGTGCTCCCCGTGGGCAATCAACGTGATCTTGATGCCCGCCTTCTCAAGCATGCCGCTGATGTCGTCGTGTTCGCAGAACACACCGATGGCCCCGAGCATGGAACTCTTCGAGGCGTAGATGGTCTCCGTCTGGCTGGCGAGCCAGTAGGCCGCCGAGCAGACCATTGTGTCGCTCAAGCTCACGATCGGTTTCTGGCCACGAGCCGCGAAGATCTCGTCCGAAAACTCCGGCACCATTTCGACGCTCCCGCCTGGGGAATCCCACCGAAAGGCGATCGTCCGCACGGCCGGGTCGGCGAGCGCCGCGCGCAGCTGCGCCTGCATCTCCTCAATTGAGGATCCGCCGAAGTACATCGACAACCAGGAGGCCTTGTACAGAATCGGCCCGCAGCACTCGATGACCGCCACGTCGCCAGCCATCTTCGGCGCGGTCCGAGGGGCGCCATACGCCGCCACCGCGGCTTGAATGGCGTCCGCCGATGCCGCGCCGGCGCGGTCGAGCATGACGCGGAATGCTTTGGGGTCCATCAGCCAGCGCGACCCGCCCAACAGTTTTGCCAGTTCGTGATTCATCGCGGTGATCTCCTTCAGGCGACCGCGCGGCGGTCGTCAATGGCGAGCATGGCCAGTTCATCGGCCTCCTCGCGTTCCCAGATATCGCCGGCGTCCCCGTCCAAACAGACGACGCCGCGTGTCTCAAAGTGCGCCCCGTGCTGCGCCGCGTAGGCGCGCGCGGCCTCCATCGGCATCCGCATGGTCTCCGCGACAAACCGGGCGTGGTCGGCGTAGAACTCCCGCAGCCCGCCCTGCCAGCCCTCGACATCAGACGCGTGCTTGCGCGCGAGCTTCTCGACCACTACCCGCTCACGCTTGACGACGCGCGCCGCACTGTCATGCAGCGCCAACACGGCGCGGAGATGCACGCGGCCAGAGACGGTCGCGTGCCCCTGCGGGCCAGCCGGCACCGGCGTCGGGGCGCCACTCTGCCCTGGGCGGTTGTCGCCCTCGGACAGCTTGTCGAGCGCCGCGTCCGGGCTCAGGTCTTCCTTGACCCGAGCCTCACTCGGCCGAATCACACGGCTCCGGATCATGACCTCGTAGGCGTTGGCCCGCGCGAGGAGGTCCCCGCGGAGCAGGTAATCCATGTTGAACTTCGCAAAGAACCGGTCGATCGCCAGTACCAGATCGCGCTGGATGGCCTGCTCGAACTCGACCACCATCGGCAACTGGCACCGATTGACGTAGTTCGTCGCGTCCTGGACCTGCGACCCGTATGCCGCCGCGCCCTCGATCCCGAGCCAGCTGGGCGGCATCTTGAACAGGCGCGCCACGTCTCGGCCGCTGAGGTTCTTCAGGCCGAGCAGCTGCGCCTTCTCGGGATCGACGCCGAGGGCCTTGACGTCGATATCC